GATGGAGTTTTTGGTAAAAAACTTGAAAATGATGCAATTATTACAGTCTCTTATATTGTAACCGATGGAATTGATGGAAATGGACCTTCTACTTTCACATATGCAGGTAGTATTGCAAACTCTACGAATCAAATAGTATTACCAACAGCAACACCTACAATTACAACTGTCTCATCAGCAGCTAATGGGGGTAATATTGAGTCAATTGATTCAATTAAGTATTTTGCACCTAGATTGTATTCATCACAGTACAGAGCAGTTACAGCAAGGGATTACGAGTCTGTAATACAACAAATATATTCAAATACAGAGTCAGTTTCAGTAGTAGGTGGTGAAGAATTAGACCCACCTGAATTTGGAACAGTTTTTATAACGATAAAACCAAAAAATGGTGAATTTGTATCAGATTTTGATAAACAGTCAATATTATCTAATTTAAAAAGTTATACATTAGCAGGTATTAATCAAAAGTTACTAGATCTTAAGTTATTATATGTTGAACTTGATTCATTTGTATATTATGACCCCTCTAAGGTGTCTACTGCATCAGATCTAAAAACAAATATAACTAATGGTTTATTAAATTATTCATCATCAACTGATTTAAATAAATTTGGTGGTAGATTTAAATATAGTAAGATATTAAACGTAATTGATAACATTGATGATGCAATTTCATCAAATATTACTAGAGTGATTGTAAGGAGAAACTTAAGAGCACTGACAAATCAATTTGCTCAATATGAATTGTGTTACGGAAACAGTTTCCATATAAATCCAGAAGGACGTAATATAAAAAGCACAGGATTCACTATTCAAGGGCAAGTAGATACAGTATACTTAACTGATATACCAAATAAAAATAATAATGGAACACTTGATGGAAGTGGTAAGGGAATATTAGCTATTGTAAAGGGTAATGTTGAACAGGCAGAAAATCGTCTAGTTGTTGCATCTGCTGGAATAGTAGATTACACTCATGGTGAGATAATTTTATCAACTATTAATATTACTTCTACTACAAAAGCAAATAATATCATAGAAATACAAGCATTTCCAGAATCAAATGATGTAATAGGACTGAAAGACTTGTATCTCAGTTTTTCCGTCGGAGATAGTGTGATAAATATGGTTAAAGACACAATTACCTCTGGTGAACAAATATCAGGTGTCGGTTATAAGGTTACATCGAGTTACTCAAATGGAGCATTGATAAGAGGATAATATGATAACCACTGGAATTGATAAAAGAGTCAAAGTCCAACAGATAATACAAAACCAACTACCAGAGTTTTTAGTATCTGAAAGTCCAAAAGCAGTTGATTTTCTTAAGCAGTATTACATCTCTCAAGAATATCAAGGAGGTCCGATTGACCTAACTGATAATTTAGATCAGTATATAAAGTTAGATAATTTAACACCAGAAGTTGTTGTTGGTGAAACTAAGTTAAGTAGTGGAATTAGTACTAGTGATACTACTGTAACTGTCACTACTACAAAAGGATTTCCTAATGAGTATGGTCTTTTTAAGATTGAAAATGAAGTAATTACATATACAGGAATCACTACTAATAGTTTTACAGGTTGTGTTCGTGGTTTTAGTGGTATAACAACATATCATGCAGATAATCAACCATCAGAATTAGTATTTACTGATTCATCATCTACAAATCACGATGCAGATGCGACTGTCATTAATTTAAGTGCTTTATTTCTTAAAGAATTTTATAAAAAGACAAAAAAACTACTCACACCTGGTTTAGAAAATTCAACTTTCGTTAATAATCTAGATGTAAGTAATTTTATTAAAAACTCCAAATCATTATACCAATCAAAAGGAACAGAGGAGTCTTTTAGAATATTATTTAATATTTTATATAATGAAACACCAACTATTGTTGATTTAGAAAAATATTTAATAAAACCATCATCAGCAGAATATATTAGAAGAGAGATAATCTTAGTAGAGGCAATCTCAGGTAATCCTATAAACTTAGTTGGACAAACAATTGTTAAATCAACTGATAGTGAAACAAAAGCAGCAATATCAGAAGTTGAACCTCTAACAAGAAAAGGAAAGGTATATTATAAAATTGGTTTATTTGTAGGTTTTAATGAAATAGATTTAATTGAGGGAACATTCAACATAACTGGCAAAACTAAGGTTATTGGTGATGTTTCGATAGGATCTTCAGTAATTACAGTAGATTCTACAGTTGGTTTTGGACAAACAGGAACTTTAATATCTGGAATTAGTACTAACATCTATTATAGTGATAAATCTGTTAATCAATTTTATGGTTGTGAAAATATAGTTGATAATATATCAAACACTGATGATATTAGATCTGATGAATTTTATTATGGATATGAAGGGGGTGATTTAACTAAAAAAGTTGAGTTAAGATTAACTGGAGTTCTTTCAAAATTTGTTCCAACATCTGATATTCGACTTTTGGTTGAAGGAGAAAAAATAAGTGTAAGTAACGTTGGTGAAAAAATATTAAATCCAACAGATAATAAAACAAGAAAGCAAATTTTTGCTAACTCATGGATTTATAATACATCATCAAGATTTAAAATTGAAAGTGTATCTGGTTCTAATGTAGTATTATTTACTAGAGATATTGATAAATCTAGTTTAAAGCAAAAAGATAATGTTGAAATTTTATTCAGAAATGAAGAGACAAAAATAGCAACTGGTGCAGTAGGTAACATTGATGTACCAACAGGAACAATTAGTATTAATAATTTAACAAATCAACCTGGAATTACATTATTTCCAGATCCTAATAGAGAATATGATTTAAGAAGAGTTATAAATCGTGCTTCTAGTACAAATACTGGTATAGAGTTTGGAAATAATATTTTAACAACTGATATAACTAACGTTTATAATGAATCTAACACTAATTTTTATGTTGCATCTAATTCATTACCATCTTATCAAATAACATCTGAATTACCAAAATCAATATTACCAAATGCAATAGCTGGAAATCAACTACCTCAATCAGGATATAATGCAAATACGTTAAAATATAGTATTATATCATTTCAAAATACAGTACCATTTATTACTGGTGATGAAATATTCTATACTGCACAAGGAACAATAATACCAGGATTGACTGAATCTGCATATTTTGTAGAAGTTTTAAGTAGCACAAACCAAATAAGATTATATAAATCTAGATCATTTATTCCAATTGCTGATTTTGAAGAATTTGAACCCTTACCAGCAGGATCAGGTACTCATACATTTTCATTAGTTGGTATAAAGGAACAGGAAATAGCATCACAAAAATTATTTAAAAAATTTCCATTAAACTCAAGTTTATCTAATTCAACAAATGTATTGACATCACCTGGTACTACAGGTATGCTTATAAACGGTGTTGAGATCAGAAACTATAAATCAAATGATAAGATATTTTTTGGTCCTCTTCAAAGTATAAGTTTATTGAATGGTGGAAAAAATTATGATGTTATTAAACCTCCAAATGTTCAGTTATCGGGATCTGGTGTTAGTAATACTACTGCATTAATCAGACCAGTTGTAACTGGAAATATTGTTGATATTGAAATCGACCCTCAAGATTTTGATATTAAAAGAATAATTTCTGCAACAATTGAGGGTGGTAATGGTTCTGGAACAGTATTAGAACCTGTTCTTCAAGAAAGAAGAAGAGAGATATCTTTTGATGCTAGACTGATAAATGATTCTGGTGGTATTGATAATATTAATGAAAGATTAACTTTTAGTACAAATCATAATATAGTAAGTGGTCAACCCTTAGTTTACGATAGAAATAATAATCCACCTCTTGGTATCGGAACTGTAGGTAATGATGCTGGAACGTCAGTTGTAGGTGTTGGAACAACTACTTTAATAAATGCTGCTACATACTATCCATCAGTTTTAGATCCAACTACAGTTCAATTATATCAAACTTTATCTGATTATAATGCTGGTATTAATACAGTTGGTTTTACAACAACTAATAAAATAGGAATTCATAAGTTTAAACTTTTAAATGGTCAAAATAATCTAAAAGATATAAGAGTCATTGATGGTGGTTCAAATTATGAAAATAGGCAAGTATTTGTTAAACCAGTTGGTATAAACACAATTACAGACGTAATTAAGTTTAGTGGTCATGGATTTGCTGATGGTACTAAAGTTGTTTATTCTACCGCTGTAGGTGTAGGATCTACAATGCCTGTTTCAATTACAGGATTAACAACCTACACTGGAATAACATCTACTTCTAATTTTTATCAAATCATTAAATTAGATAATGATTCATTTAGAATTGCAAATGCTGGACTAGCAGGAACAATTACATCAGAGTATCAAAGAAATGACTATATTAAATTTTCGGATCAGGGAACAGGATTTCAAGTATTTAAATACCCAGACGTTAAATTAAATCTAAAATATGAATTATCAAATACCAGTGTAGGTGTTATCACCGCAACTCCTGTTGTTAGAGGTTCTATTACAGATATTCTTTTATATGAAGAGGGAACTGGATATGGATCTGATATTTTAAATCTTGAAAAATCAATAACAGTTAATATTAAAACAGGTAAAGAAGCACAACTAAAACCGATTGTAACAGACGGAAAAATAACGTTTGTAGAAATACAAACAAGAGGTCAAGAGTACACCTCTGCACCTGATTTAGAGGTAGTTGGTATAGGTACAGGTCTTGGTGGAAAGTTGAGAGCAGTTGTAGAAGGAGGTAAAATAGTTGATGTTATTATTCTTGAAGGAGGTTTACAATATCAACAGGATAAAATTGATATAAAAGTAGTTCCACCAGGTAGTGGTGCAAAATTAGAAGCAGTAACAAGAGGATTAACTGTCAACACATTTAACAGATATGGCAACGAAGCACTTGTAGAAACAAACAATAAATTAGGATATTCTATAGTTGGTTATTCAACTCAGATTGGAAATGATTCATTTGGAGATACAGGAAATAATCATTCACCAATTATAGGTTGGGCATATGATGGTAATCCGATCTATGGTCCATATGGTTATAGTGATTCGACTGATCAAAATTCTCCAGTAAGAATATTAAACAGTGGATACATTCTTGATACTTCAGGTATTATTGATAGACCAACTGGATTTAGTAATGGATTTTTTGTAGAAGATTATAAGTTTAATAACTCTGGTGATTTAGACGAACATAATGGAAGATATGGTAGAACACCCGAATATCCTAATGGAACATATGCATATTTTGTTGGTATTACAACTAACTCTCTTTTACCAGAATTTCCATATTTTATAGGAAATACTTATCGATCAGATCCTAGTGATGAAAACTTTAATATAAATCAAAATACTTTTGACTTTAGTAGTTCTGATTTAGTACGTAATAGTTATCCGTATAAAGTATCTGATCAATATGCAGATAATGATTATATTATTGAATCAAATGAAATTACAACACAATCATCAGTTGTTGAAAGTACAACTTCAGGTTCTGTAAATTCAATTAATATTATTAATCGTGGAGATAATTATGAAGTTGGAGATAGTGCTGTATTTGATAATACAGGCACTAATGGTGGTGGATTAAGTGTATCTGTTAATAGTGTAACTGGAAAAGACGTAACATCGATTAATACAACTGTTGACACATTTGAAAATACAGTTTTTATTTGGAAAAATCCTAATACAGTATCAGCATATATTTCAACAGCACCTTCTTTAAATGATAATGATAATATTATAATTTCGGGATTAAGTACAACCAGTATTAAAGGGTTGTCAGGTTCACATGCAATTGGTATACAAACTGCAAGCACTGTAGTTTACAAAGAAATTCCAAATTCATCAACAACTGGTATTGTGACTGATATTTACGTTACAAATATACCATCAAGTATTAGTGCTGGAAGCAGTATTGGAATTGGAACAGAAAAATTATTAGTTTTAAATACTTTTAATAGTAACAATATTATAAGAGTAAAAAGAG